GATGGTCGCGCTGTGCCCAGGCGTGTGCGTACGCGCCTCGGAGAGCCACCCGGCGCGCAGCCCCTCGGCGCGGATCTTCGTGTACGCCTCGTGCCGCGCGATGACGTGGGCCATGCGCAGCACAGAGTTCGCGTAGTTGGCGATGGGATCCTTGATCTCCCCGAGCAGCGCGCGCAGCTCGAGCGGCACGTCCTTGCGGCGCTTGAAGATGCTGAGATCCTTGCGCCCGAGCTTGGATGAAGCGATCTGCTTGAACGGGTTGGCCGCAGCCTCGCGCGCCTCTTCGAGGATCGTCTCCATGATCGCGCGTGCCTCGTCCGGCGTCTTCTCCTCGCGGATCAGGAGGTCCACGAATCGCTGCTTCACGTCCTCGCCAACCTTGTCGGCGTGGTCGATGTCGTTGAAGGCGCGGTACTCACGCTTCGAGTACTTGCCGAGGTTGCCGAGCATCTTCTCGGCCAGCTCGGATTGCGGGTCAACGACGCCCTCTTGCAGCATCAGGCGCGTCATCCGGTCCGTGTGCGCGCGCATCGCGGCGAGCGGTACGCCGATCTCCGGGTCGAGCACGGCGAGCTTGCCGGGATCCTCGAACGCCTCGTCAATCTCCTGCGCGATGGGTTGCGCCTGCCAGCCCTTCCCGTGGACCTTCGCCACAGCCTTGTCGAGCACGCGCGCGCGCTCGGCGATCTCGCTGATTTCGGCATTGACGGAGCCGCGCGCACCTTCAAGGGCCTGCCCTGCCTCGCGCGGCGCCGAGGAGTGCCAGCGCATGTGCTTCTCGAAAAACTTGCGCACCGTGGCGAGCGGGATGACGCCGGGGACGCGCAGCGGTGGGCCGGCGTGCAGTTCTGTGATGCCCGGGTCCGCGTTCATCCGGCGCGCTTGCGAGACTTCGCGCGCGCTCGGTTCCGTGACGTGCGAACGCACCGGCCCGGCTGGCTGCCACTGTCCGGCGGAGTCCTTCTTGACCTCCTGCACCTCGACGCTCCAGCCGCTTTCGCCGCCCTCGTGGAAGGCGATGACGCGATCCGTGCCAGCCCAAGTGGGGACGATGCGGCCGGGCTTGTAGTACTCGCGCAGGCCGGCCATGCGCGCGTCGGGCTTGGGCTTGGCCTTGCGCTTCGGTGGGGCTGGAGTCGGCGCAGACGTGGGCGCTGGAGCCGGGATAACCTCCGCACGCGGACGCACCTCGACGCCTAGAAGGCGCTCCGTAGCCAGCTCCGCGTTAGGCGTCCACTGGCGCTGCCACGCCTTCACGGACGGCGCCCACTTGAACGCCGCTGCCCGTAGCTTCTGGATGGTCTCGGCGTCCGGCTTCGTCTCGTAGACAAGCTGGATGCGGTCGGCGTCCTTGTTCAGGTGGATCGTGCCGTCCTCGAACTCGACGCTGCGCGACTCCCGCCCGGGGTACTTCTCTTCGCGCGCCGCCGCGCGTTCGTCCGCCTTGAGCTTCGAGCGGATAGAGGCAAGCGCGCGCGTCTGGAACTCGCGGAACTCCTGAGCGCGCTTGTCGGCCACGCTTCCGGCCTTCTGGTTGCGCCGCACCGGGAAGTTGGCAGGCCCGGTAATCATCGGGCTCATCACGCGGGAGTGCGCATGCAGGTACGCAGTCGCGTGCTTGATGTAGCCGGCGCGGTATCGAGCCAGTTCCGCCTTGAGGAGTGCGCGCTTCTCCGGCGTGGTAGCCAGAGGCTCTAGCGCATCTTCCGCCGCCTCCATCGCGTCGATGTATTCCTGCTGGACCTGCCGCCCGCGCTTTTCGGGGACATGGCTGGTGCCGCCGAAGGCGCGCTGCGCAAGTTCGGTCGGGATGTCCTCGTGCGAGATGGGCGGCAGGGCTTCAGCTTCTGGCGCCTCCTGCTCAACCGGCGCGGGGGGCGGCTTGGCGCGGCGCGGCTTGGGGGCAGGTTTGATGGGCGCGATTGGCGTACCAGCCGGAGGCAGTTCCGCAGCCAGCGAAGTGTCCGGGGCCCGCGTGCCGCTCGGGTCGTAGAGGAGCTGTCGGCCCGCGACGTTGGCGCCCTTCCATATGCGCCCGTTGTAGCTGATGGTCGCCACGGTCGCGCCCGTCGCCGGATCGACGAGCGTCCCCGGCGGGAGTTCGCTCGCACCGAGTCTAGTGCCGGCGGGCCCGCCCTTGTCGCGCAACGCCATGTAGATCTCGCTCGCCTCAGCCAGGCTAGTCACCTCGCGCAACTGGCGCGTTAGGCCGAGCCGAAGTCCAAGGCTGACGGGCGCGGTAGCCTCGGGCGCGGTTTCGCGGATGGACTTCACCAGCGCCCGCTCCTCCGCGCCCAGCGCTTGGTACTCCCTGTCCAGCGCGAGCGCGCGGCCGATGTCGAAGTTCGCATCCTCACGCATCCGCTGGGCATAGGCGCTGGTCACGCGCTCCTGCCCCCCACGCACCTCGGCTAGGCGTTTGCGCTGGTCCGCTGCCACCGGCGCGGGCGGGAGAGAGGGGGCGGGCGTGGGTGCCGCGCGCGGTTCTTGGGCCACTCCAGGCACTTCGATGGCCTCCGCTTGGCCTTCCGTGGCGGCCACAGGCTCAACCGGCGCGCGCGGTTCTAGGGCCTCCTGCGCTGCCCCAGGAGCCGGGCTTGCCTCGGAGGTAGCCGAGGTCACCGTGACCGGCTGGGCGGCGCTGGGCGCGTCCTGGGCGCCCTCCGTGTCACGCACGACCACGGCCGGGAACGACTTGGCGCCAAGCCGGTACAGGGCCTCGACACGGGTGGCGCCCTCCAGGATGTACGGCCCCTTCTCGTCCACGACGACGATGAGCGGGTTGATCTCACCGGACGCCTTGATCTGCTCGGACAATTCCTCGATGCGCTTGGTGCCCTCGACCGAGTAGTGCTTGCCGGTCAGCCCCGTAAAGGCCGACATCGGCACCTCCCGGATTCCGGGAAGCTCCTCGTACTCGGTCAGGCTGGACGAGATCGACCCGAGGTTGGGCACGTCCTTGCGCACGCGGCGCGTGTCCACCACCTCGCCGGCGCGGGGGAACTCACCGGCGGGCTGGTCTGGCACGGGCGCTTCCTTGGCCGCCGGAGCCGCCTGGGACGGCGCAGGAGCGAAGCCCTCGACCGCCCGGGCTTCCTCCAACGTCCTCAGCTTGGCCCCCTCAGGCGCGAGCGTAAGCGGTCCTGGAGCCTTGGGCGCCTTGGCGCGGTCCGTACCCGCCTGCCGGGCCTGTAGCGCCGTCTCCGCCGCCTGCATCGCCCCACCCAGCAGCACGCCGACCGTGCCGCCCAAGGCCCCCGCCTCGGCGATCCTGGCAGCCTCCTCCCAGAGCTTCCTGTCCTCAGGGTGCAGAACGAGGTGCTCGCCAACGACCGCCGTGAGCTCCTGGAACGCCTCCTGAGGGCCCTCCTGTAGCGCCAGCTTGGCCATGCTGCGCCCGAAGGCTTCCCGGGCAGGCCCCGCCGCTACCCGTCCCAGAACGCCGCGTAGAGCGCCTGCGGCCTTGCCCAAGCCGAAGACCTCGGTAGGGCCTCCAATGAGCCCGTTCCACAGGCCCAGCTGGACCGCCTTCTCCTGGTCCCCGGTTGCCTCCAGCACCTCGGCGTAGGTCGTCTGCGCCGATGCCTGGTCCTCGCCCCGCTCGAGCGCCTTCTCGTACGCCCACTGCGCCGCGTCCTTGTCCCCGGTCTGGGCCAGCCCGTCCAGGTACGCCGTGGCCCCGTTGGAGAGGGCGCCGACGGCCATCGCAGGGAGCATGGCCCCGCCCGTGGCGATCATGGCCCCCGTCATCGGCAGGGTTGAGCCCACCGCGCCGGCCACCTTGTTCGCTACGCCCTCCTTGGCGCGTGGGTGGATGCCCTCGCCTGCACGGATCACGCTCTCCCCCATCTCCCTGGAGAGGCGCGTAGCTGCACGCGGCCCGGCCATGAGCGGGCCCTGCATCACCGACTCCGGGAGCACGGAACCCAGCGCCTTCTCGGGCAGCTCGAGCGCGCCACGCAAGCCATGCTGCAACCCGCCCGCGAGCGAGTGCGCTACGCCCTTGGCCTTCTGCCCCATCGTCGGGGGGAGCAGCGCCTTGCCCTCCGCCGTCAGATCCTCGGGCTTCGTGCCGAGGTAGGGCCCCAGGAGATCCGGAACGTCCTTCGACCCGGCGCGCTTGTCACGCACATCTTGGGAAACGTAGGGGTCGAGCAGGCGCATCAGCAGTCCTCGCTATCGAAGCGGGGAAGCGCCGGCCACTCGCCATGCTCCATGTCGCTCCACGCGCGCCAGATGAGGGACTTGAGTTCCATAAGGAGGGCGAAGCGCCTCACTTCTTGGCCCCGGCGCGGGCCTTCTTGAGCGCCTCACGCAACGCCTGAGCTTCCTTCTTGGGGATGCTCCCGAGGTCGATGCCTAGACGCCTCAACGTCGGGGCGAGGGCTCCATGGAAGTCGAAGCGTGTCGCCGCTTTCACCGCATTGAGCAGCTCGGCGCTGGCACTCGTCTGCTCGTCCTTGCTCAGCCGCTTCCACGTCTTTGGAGGAGCGCCCTGTCTCGCCCGCCGCTTGGCGTCCTGCTCCTCTGGCGTCAAGTCGGCGTACGCCTTCTTGGGCTCCGGCTGCTCTGCGACCTTCGTCGAGTACGCGATAGGCCCATCCTTGAAGGCTTCCTGCTCCTGGAACTCGACATCGGGCGCAGCTTCGGGTTTCCCGGCAGGCCCGCCCGTGACCGACTTCAACGCCTCATGCGCACCACCCAGCGCGCCCGTGCTCCGCATCTTGCTCATCGAGCCGACACGCGCACCCAGCGCCTTCAAGAGGTACTCAGGAAGCTGCGCAGGATCGACGCCCGCCTTCTCGGCGACGGCCACGAGCGCAGCGTTGGCTTCCTCGACACTCCCCGCATCGCTCACAGCCGTCATCATGTTGTCCATCACGTCCGGGGTCAGCTTCGCCTGGACCTCCTGGCGTACCTCGGTCGGCACGGCGCGCTGCGCGGGCTGCGCACCATTCTGCCCGAAGCGCGCATCACCTTCGGCCCTCTGCTCGGGCGTTTCCCCATACTTCGAGGAGTAACCGATCGGCCCACCCGCCATCGCCTGCTGATCCTGGAACTCGGGCACGCCAGCCTTGACCCGGCTCGAGAGGGGCGGCGTCTGGTTCTGGAACTTCGGATCGTGCGGGTAGAGGAGTCGCCCGGCGTTCATCACCTCCTCCGGCGTCGGCAGGCGCGGTGGGGACTCCTTCATCGTGATCTTGGACATCTCCTCCGTAGCCGCGCGCCAGCGGTCCTTGCCGGCGAACAGAGCATCTCGGAATTCCTCCCAGGCATCCTTCGGGTCACGCGAGATGTCGTTCTGGAAGCTCAGGGCGATCTCATCCGCCTGGTCGATCTCCTCCTGTGACACGAACTCCGGAGGTTGTGCGAGCGCCTGCATCATCCGCCCCGAGGCGCGCTCACGCGCGACCTGGTGCTTCCGGTCGCGGAGGATCTCACCCTCCAGCTCCGCCACGACATCGTTGATCTGGTCGGGATCCTCCCCGTTGTCGATCATTCCCTGAAGGTTGGCGAGCAGCTCGCCCTGCTCCGGATCCTCCTGGTTCAATCCGGGAAGCTCGGCGCCGCCCGGACTCTGCGCCGGCATCTGTAGCTGCGCCACGCGCCGCGCAAGCGCCCCGTACTGCGCCTGCTTCTGCTTCTCCTGCGTCTCGCCAGCCAGCTTCGAGAACACGAGCTTCGCCGTCTCAGGGCTCGCCGTCGGAAGCCACCGCTCGTAGGCGTCCCACTTGCGCTGCTCCTCCTGCGCCATCTTCGCGTCGGGATCGTTCGACTGTCCCCCGAACGCCTTGCCCAGAACATTCCCGAGCATCCCGAGAGCGCCCATCTGCGGGGAGCGCGCCGCCGTCGGCGTAGTGGACCCGCGCGCCTCGTCGAGCAACAAGCGCCGGATCTCCGCGTCTGACTGACGCTCACCAGCTACACGGTCCCGCTCGGAGCGCACGAAGTTCTGGTTCTCCTGCTGGATGGCGAGCGCGGCCTGGTCCGCTTCCATCTGCGCCTGGCGCTGCTGTAGCTGCGCGTCGTGCGCTTCCTGCCGCTGCCGCGTGCCCTGGTACTGATCGGCGAAGTCGAAGACGGCATCCGCGACACGCTTGCGCGTGCTTTGCTGCGGGGCGCCCTGACCTTGCTTGTAGAAGATGACCACCTAGAGAGTCCCGCCGCTCGGATACTGCGCCGCTCCAGCCTGTGCCCCACCGGCCGCACCGCCACCTCCACCGAAGAGCGTCGCCCCGAGCTTCACGATCCCGCTGAGGTCGTTCGGAGGCTGACTCGCCGCAAGCCCGTTCTGCCCCGTCAGGAGCCACCAGTGCAGCATGTTCCGTTGCCGGTCGGCGAGCCCTCGGTTCATGTAGAACTGCCCGAGGTTCGAGCGTGCGTTGGCCACGTCCTGCGCCTCGCCCGTAGCCAGGCCCGCCCCGATCTGCGCCACACGATCCTGCACGTCCTGAATCGCGCGCGCCGTCCCGTAGCCGACACCTAGCCGCAGGTTCGACGCGATCGACCCGGCGCCCGAGAAGCCGCTGTTCGTGAGCTGTGAGAGCGCGTTCCCCTCGGCGCGCTGGCCCTGGTCCAGGATGCTCCGCTGTGCGCCTCGGAAGGCGTTACCCGCCTCGCGCCGCGCCATCTTGTAGCCGCCCTGGATGATCCCCGGAGCGGCCTCGAACTCGCGTTGCGCGCGCCCGAAGGCTTCGCGGTCGGATGGTTCGAGGATGCCCTTTAGGACCTGGCGCCCTCTGCTTCGAATCGTCCTCCCGGACTTAGCGTCACTGCCCCCAAAATTCATCCCGCCGATCGAGAAGCCACCAGAGCCGAAAAGTCCCATTAGAGTGCCCTCATGTTCATGCTTCGGCCCTCCGAAAGCGAGCGATTACCTTGGTCGCGCCGAGCGTTGCGCCCAGCGCGTCGTTCTGCAAGCCGATGACGCTGCCGGCGACGATTACCGATGACAGCAACGCCTCGGACTGGCCGGATGTGGCCGGCGTCGTGAGCGTGATCGAGGCGCCGGTGACTGCCGTTCCGTCGTCGGTCACGACGGCGCGTGCCGACACTGCGGGAGTGATGGCCGAAAAGATCGTCATGCCGACGCACACGACATCGAATCCGAACTGGCGCCCGTAGGTCGCCGAGTAGCGCGTGCCGCCGGCTCCGAGCGTGTACTCGCGGTAGTAGATGCTGACCGCCATCGCCGCCGTGTCGCCGCCCTCCACCTCATGTACCGCGTCCCCGAGCCAGCGCGCCGCCGTTGGATCGTAGTGGTAGGACGCGTGATGATCGGTCCTGTAGAAGGATTGCCCGTCGGCCGGCGAGGTCGGGAACGCCGTCCCTGTCTGCCCGACATAGAGCCACTCCTCGGCGCCCCATGTCTTGTTGTGCGAGGAGGCAGGCATCAGGTCTGTCTCCTGCGAAATCGTACGCGCCCGGACGCGCCGGTCGTCGCCGTGCCGCTCGTGCACTCGACGGCGATCACCGAATCGGCCGCAATTGCGCTGGACAGCAGCGTCTCGTCACGCTTGAACACTTCCGCCGCGAGCGAGATCGCACCGCCGCTCACGTCCGACCCGTCGTCCTGCACGGTGATCGTGCACGTCGAGGACGCCTGCACGTCCACCGTGATCCCCACCACGATCACGTCGAAGCCGAAGCGTTCTCCGACCGTCGCGCTGTAGCGCGTGGCCGAGCTGATCGGGTACTGCCGGAAGTAGTTGCCGCTCGCCACCGACGCCGTGTCACCGAAGGCGATCTCGTACACCGCGACACTGAGCCACGCGCCCGCGCCGTCGTCGTAGACGAACAGGGTGGCTACGCCCGTGTGATAGAAAGGTTGCCCGTCCACCGGACTCCCGGGGAATGCCGCGCCGACCATCGCCGTCAGCAGGGAGACGAGCAGCGTCGTCGTGTTCTGCGCGCCGAGCGAGCCAGAGATTCCGCGCCCAAGCCAATCGTTCGCGCCGAACGCTTCCGATGACAAGGCCGCCGTGCCGACGCGGAGCATCGTGGAATTCCCGGCGATGGCGAGGTCGGACGGGTCCCCGGTCGTGCCAGCGGCGCGCACCTTGACCGTGTGCGCGACCATGTTGGCGAGCTTCGCGTTTGTCACCGCGTCGTTGGCGATCGTCGTCGCGTTGGCCCCGGCGCTCGCCGTCACGTCACCAGTCAACGCCGCACGGTCGAGCGTCACCGCCGCGCCGGCGCCACCGTCCACGAGCGAAAGCGCCGCACCCACCGCGAGCGTGCGCTCGTCCGTCAGGGTCGCATCGAGGGCGAGCGTCACGTACTGCGCGTTCGTTGGTGAACCACCGCCCGAGGCGTTGAGCACCGTGCCCGCCATTGCGAGGTTAGTGCCCAGCGTGATCTCGGCCGGCGATGCGCCACCGGATCCGGCGCCGAAGAGGCGTGACACCGCGCTGAAGTTCGAGAAGCTGATGGTCCTGTCTGCGCTGAGGTCGCCGCCGCCCGCAATGGGAAGCGTCGTGCTGATGAGGCGCGTGGTGGGAACGTGCGCCGTTGCGAGGTGCGCCGCGACCGATGCAGCTGTGGAGATGTTGAGTCCAGCGGTTGGGCCCTCGAGCTGCTCGGCCGCGTCCGAGATCCCGTCAAGGTCGGCGTCGTACGTCGCCTTCAGCATGTCCCCGCCGCCCGGGATCGCCGTCCAGTCCCCGGCATCGTCGAGGAAGCGCCCCGAGGAACTCAGCGGGTCCGGGACGAGCCCGGTCGTCCCAGGGCCGGCGAAGGTGTCGATCTCCACGGCTTCAGCAGTACCGGCGCTATCGGGGATCCTCAGCTCCCTCGCAAGCCGGTCCAGGTTGATCGTGATGCGCCCTTGCTTCAGGATCAGCAGGCGCTCGTCGAGGTCGGTGGTGCGCAGCACGTCACGCGCAGCGCTCTGCACGTTTTCGGTGATGCGGCGATTGTGGTGGCGGCTGGTCACGAGAAGGAGAACACCTCCTGCGCCAGCCGCTTCGCCGCGATCTCGCAGTAGCGCTCTTCGATCTCGATGCCGATGGCCTTGCGGCCGAGGTCTTTCGCGGCGCGGAGCGTAGATCCACCCCCCATGTACGGATCAAGCACGTCACCATCCGGGCAGCGCCGTAGACACCACAACATCAGCACAACGGGCTTCTGCGTCGGATGGTAAGCCTCGCCCTTCTCGCTGGCGCGCAGCATCCCCATCCACGGATGATGGAAAACTCGCGCAGGCCCGCCGAGGTTGGTCCAGGCAAGCTCGGCGTCGGCAGAATCGTTCTCGATCCCGTTGGTTCGCTTGTACCAGACGAACCACGACGGCGAGCGTGGGAGCGAATCGGCGTAGTGGTTGGCGCCCCACAAGACCGTAGGCAAGCCTAACGCCAGCAGGTGCGCCGGATTGAAAGGCTCGTCATCGCCGCGCACAGCAGGCCAGTCTCGCGCAACGCCAGCAACCGAACGCCCAGCCGACCACCCGCGTGTGTTGGCGTCAATCCCGTACGGCGGGTCCGTCACCATCACGTCCGCCTTGATGCTGGGCAGGATCTCCCGGCAGTCCCCGTGGTAGATCGTGATGCCGCCGTGATCGTAGTAGGGCTTCATGGCTACACCCTAGCGCACGCGCGCCCTCCCTGCCCGCGCCCCGTAGATCCCGCCCTCCTCGAAGGCGAAGCTCTGACCCGCCGTATCGTTCACCAGCTCCAGCCAGAACTTCGAGCCGCGCACGCGCCCGAACTTCCGCCCGTTGCGCCCAGGGCCTAGCAGCCCCGTGACCTTCACCGCGCCTGGACTGTCCGCCGTGTCCGCCGCGAACATCTCGAAGCGCGCCCCGTCGGAATCCTCCGAGAGCAGCACGGTCAGCTCGTTCCAGCGCGACTCCATGTCCCCGCCCACGTCGTAGGGCCCGATCCGCTCACGAGCGATGATGGCCGTACCGTCATCCGTCTTCGAGGTCTCGTCCCACTGGAGGATGTTTAGGTTTCCGTTGACGTAGAGCAGGCGCCGATCGTTCGACTTCTCCCCGTCGATCACCGCCGCCGAGGTCGGCTGAATCAGCCCGTTCACGAAGTCGTCCGTGCGCCACTCGTCGAAGCGCCGGCCCCAGAAGAAGTGGGCCACGATGGTCCCCGGCGCACCGAAGGGGATGACGTAGATGTTGACTCCCTCCTCGCGCCAGTTCCAGAAGCACTCGACGTAGTAGCGATCGAGGTCGATCGCAGAGAGGCGCCGGTCGATCGTCTCGGTGGTCAGGGACTGCGGGCCACCACCGGCCGGCATGGCGTAGAAGCCACCACGCGAGCCGAAGAAGTACAGGATCCCCTTGTCATCCTTGCACCAGGAGTGATTCCCGAAGCTGATCCCGGTGATGTCCGAGATGTGCTGCCACTGTGCGCGTTCGCTCAGGGGGTCGCCGGGCAAGTACCAGATGGCATGGTCGCACCCGAGGATGAGGCGCTCATCGTCGTAGGGAATGGCCGTGTTGATGATGTCCGGGGCCAAGCCCGCACGGCTGGTCGTCGAGAACACGGCTTTCGAGGAGTGCAGCGGGGGCGTGAAGTAGTCCCAGTCGCGCACGTCCTCGATCGCCGACATGAACCAGGCGTGCGGATCGTCTCGTGTGCGGAGCGCAACCGCACGCCCACGCCAGGAGGTCCACAGCTCCACGCCCTCGGGCACCTCGCCGGTCGTCGCCTTGTACGCGCGGACCTGCCCGTCTACGTGCGGCTCGTAGATGACCGAGCGAGTGCCATCCGTGGCAATGAGGCGCTGGTACAGGCTCGTCACGGAGATGTACCGCGCGTTCTGGTCGAGACAGGACGAGCCGCCGCGCGGCGTCTGATGCTCGCCGATCCGGTCCACCACGACGATCGACCCGCGCGCCACCGTGACCATCTTGGTCGTGCGCGCCGCGAGCCCGTTCGGGTCGCTGTCTACAAGCGGCACCTCGTACAACGTCGGCGCAAGCGTGGTGATGCTGCTCTCCACGTCATCGTTGAGCGTGGCGACGCTCATGTGGTCGGTCAGCTCGATCGGGTCGGTCGTGCTCAGGACGGGCTGGAAGGGCTTGCGCCCGTCGATGCGCTGATAGGGCGTCATCACGTCGCTGCGCTCGAGCTGGACACCCCATGCGCGCACGGATCCCGTGTTGGCGTTCGTCCCGTCCGGGTTGATCCGGACGCGCAGCGACCCCTTCAAGGAGTCGTAGGTGAGCGACACGGAGAGCCGGAAGTACCCGTTCTCGGCCGGCTCCAGTTCGTAGGTATGCACGCCGCTGCCAGCGTTGGTCAGCGTCACGATCGGGGCGCGCCCCGTCGCCACGTTCCAGGTGATGAGGGCTTCGGTGGACTGCGCGGCGCCGGCCGTGTGTTCCAGCACGAGGCGCGTCGTCGTCGCCGTCACCGGGAGGAAGTGCGCCGAGAACGTGTAGACCTCGCCCGTGTCGATCTCGGTGGTCAGTTCACGAATCACGGTGCCCTGCACGGACGCGCTGGAGTCGGCGAGGTTGTCTGCCTCGAACAGCCCATCCGGCGCCAGCGCCGCGTTCGCCGTCACGGTCACGTTGGTCTTGGTCCAGTACGCATTGTCGAACCGCTCCGAGAAGCCGAGCAGGTTCCGGATCATCCCCGGGTTGTTCTCGATGTAGCTCGGCGGCTCACGGTTCACGACGATGCCGCGCCCGGGAATGACCGTGTGCGAGGCCGCCGGGTTGATGTCGAGGTCGCCGCGCAGGTAGAGGTTCTTGTCGTAGACGCGCGCGGTGAACATCGTTCGACTGAGCGCGGAGCTGACATCGGTCGCCCACGGGCCCGGGACCATGACGTTGCCGAACGTGTCCACGTCCATGCGCGGGTAGCTCGTCCCGAGCTGAACCGGGATGGCCGAGTCCTTCGGGCGGTGTACGCCGTCCAGCGCCTTCAGGAAGACCGGCGTAGCGATCTGGCCGCGCTCGAACATGGCGCCCCAGGCGAAGCACGCAGCCGTCCCGGTCGTGTCCGGGAGAATTTCCAGGCGCAACGTGGTCGAGTCCGCCGCCTTGTAGTCCATCGACACCTGGATCCGCGTCCAGCCGTTGCCCTGGTCCGTCACGTCCCAGCGGTATCTGTGCCCGGTGCCCGCCACCGTCGGCGTGGCGGCGCGCGTGGCGTGCGTGTAGTCCACCTGGATCGAGCCGGTGCCGCCCGACTGCGAGAGTTTCACGCGCGAGACGGTCGCCGTGCTCACCTTGAGGTACACCGAGAAGACGTAATCCGATGCTTCGATGAGCGTGGCGGCTGCGAAATCGCGCCGCACCGTCCCACCGGCCACGGTCGTCGTGAGCGTGTCCGCCGTGCTGGACCCGATCGGGTCGCCCGTCGTGTTCGTCGTGACCGTTACGTTGGTCTTCGTCCAGAACGCATCCGAGAAGTCGCGCCCGACCGATACGCCGAGGAGCTGGAGCTTGTTCTGCGTCCAGTCCGCAACGAAGTCGTCCGGGTCGGCGCTCTCCCCGTTGTCGATGACCTTGCGCAGCCAGCCCTGCTCGCCCCGGTTCGCCGGCAACGCGGGCGTCCCTACGCTCGGCGCCCCCTCGGTCGCGTTGTACTCGCCCAGCGAGAAGATGTTGCCGGATGGGTCGAGCGCCACGTCGTAGCCCACGCCGAAATAGTCCACGACCGTCCACTTGAGGTCGCCACCCGGGGCGAACTTGGCGAGGATCGTGCTCCGGTGGTTCAGCTTGTTGACATCGGCCTTCCCGGTCGGGATCGGCGCCGTCGATGGCACCAGGAGGCCCGCGCCGGGAGTGAGCTTGTAGGGGTGCGCCGCGTCGAGGCGCCCCTGTCCGCCGTAGTAGTTGGCGAAGTATCCCTCGTGAAGCTGAACGTCCGTGGTTGAGAGCAGCGAATTGTAGACGAGCACCTCGAGCAGCTCGCCCTCGAAGAACCCGAAGCCCGAGTTCTGCTCGTAGTAGCCGAGCGTGGTGGCCCCTTCCCCGGCTGCGGCGATCGAGGCATAGGTGGGCTCGATGAGCGAGCCATTGACGCGCATCTCCCCCTCGGCGGCAACAGCCGAACGCTTCATCGCCATAATGCAGAAGTTGACGAGTCCGCCCGACTCGATCAGCGCACTCTGCGGCTGAGCCCCCGTGCCGACCGCTACGTCCGCGCTGCCGGTCGTGTCATCGTAGAGCGACACGCGCCCTCGGGACGGCGCGGCAATCGTGTCCGTGTCGTCGCGGTTGGCGCACACGACGTAGTGGTTTGCAGGCGCAGCCACGGCGCCCGTCATGGGCTGCCCGATCACAGCGCCCTGCACTGCCTTGAACGCCGGACGGAACACGACGAACGTGGTGGACTTGGCGCCGTCGTATGAGGGGATGAGCGTCCTGTGCAAGTCGAGGTTCGTCTCGTCCGTGCCAGGGTTCGGGTTGCTCGTGAGCGCCTGATCGATGCCGTTGAACTTGACACCGGGGATCCCTGACATCCCGCGCAGGTTCGCCGTCGGCCCCGCGTGCAGGCCCCCCCCGAATTTGTAGGCGTTCCGCTGTTTCCCCGTGTGGTCTACCCAGTCCGTGACCTCTTCGTCCGCATCGAAGTCGTCGATCGTGCGGCGCCCCGGGCCGAGGATGTAGTCAGACCGCAGCCTGGCCCACGCCGCCGTGGCGTAGTTCGCCTGATTGTTCTCCGGCGTCCAGCCCACCGCCGTCGGCCACGGACCTAGCGTGTCGCTCCCGTTGGCGCTCGGGTCGAGCCCGCGCGTCAGGTTCGTCGTGTGACAGGTGACGATCGACCCATCGGACTTGATGGCCATGCCCGCGCTCGGGTACGGCGTCACCTTCCGGAGCGCCACCTCGGGCTCCGCGAAGTCGAGCGCGTCGTACATCACCAGCTCGCTCCGCGTGCGCGTAGGGTCGTCCTGGAGCGTGTAGAGCACGCCCTCATGACTCTTGATGTTGACGACGTACTGTCCCGTCAGGACGCTCCAGTGCAGATGGTGCGAGTCCTCCCGCACCTCACCGCCGACCACCTCGGGGCCTTGCCGGAAGCAGAAGAGCCGCGCCTTCGCTGCGTCCCCGCCCGACGTGACGCCTACGTAGATCTGATCCACCTCGTCCAGGTGCAGGGCTTGACAGACGTGGTTAGGGTCGTCGATCGGCACCGGGATAGAAAAGATCAGCGTGCCCTGCGAGCTGTACTTGACCACCGCCTGAGCTTCGAGGAGGTAGCGGTTGCGCTGCCGGTCGTAGGCGATGGCGTAGGCCGATGCCTTCGCGGGCGTCTGCACGCTGCGGTCCGCCACGATCGTCTGCCGGCGCCGGTAGTCGAGGCGCCGCTGGAGATGGTTCACCGCGTGGAGCGCCGCGCCCTTGCGCGTGCCGAGCGTGTCGTTCTTGCCGAGGACCGGCTCGTACCGCGTCGGCTCGGTCGTCGCCGTGGGCACCAGCTCGAGCTGCGCGCCCCAGAGGTACGTGCCCTTGACGGTCGTGTCCGTCAGGTTCGGCTGCACGAGGCACCGCAGCGTCGGCGCGGTCGGCTCGAACCCGAGGTTCCAGGTGATGCTGGCCCAGATGCGATACCAGCCGTTCCCCTCGTCCGTTAGCCCGCTCTGGTGCGAGCCGGATCCTCCCGTGTTCGTGGCGGTGATCGAGGCCACCCCGGCTGTCCAAGTGATCGTGAGGCGCGTGAACGGGGCGCCGGAGACCTCCACGGTCGTACCCTGCCGGATCGAGAGCTGCGTCGTCGTCGCGTCCCCGACCTTCATGTAGACCGAGAACATCAGGTCTCGGCTGGCCGTGCGGAGCCATGTGGCCCCAGCCTTCGCCAGAAGCGACGTGGGCGGGTCCAGCGGATCGAAGGTCTGCCCGACCTCGGCACGCCCTGAGCCCGCTAGGAGCTGTTTGGCGAGCTGTGCGGGGCTCACGCGGTCAGGGCCGAGCGTCCCGTCCGCAGTGGACGAGAACGAGCCCGCCCCGCCCGATGCGGCTACCGTCCACCCGTCCTCGACCGGGAACGGGCGGTCCCCCTCTACCGTGTCCCGGAAGTGGGAAAGATCCTCGGTGAAGGCGAGCCGGTTGGTGAGGATCGCCCGAGGGCTCCAGAGGCGATACCCGGCGCGCTGTGAGACGCGCAGCCTGCCCGTCGAGGCTTGCTGCGTCCGCATGTTCCGGGAGAGGCTGGTGCTCTGCGGGGGCTGCTCGCTGTACGCCTTCGCGTCGTTCAGACCCTGCTTCGGCGGAACGATGGGGACGAGTTCGCGCATCTCACGGCATCGCCACTCGGTCTACCGACCAATCCCGGCCCACTACGCCACTCTGCCACGCGAGCCCCCGCATCGGCCCGAGGCTGCGCTGCTCGCTCTCGTCCTGCTGCACCGCGTCGTTGAACAGCATCGATCCCCGGAGGTCGTCGAGGCGCGCGTACAGGTGCCCGTCGTCCTCCTCGTGCGCCCCGCGTGCAGTGATCCGGCACACGTCGAAAAAGAGATCCTCGCACCACGTCGGGATTTCGATGGTCTCGGTTTCCGAGATGATGCGCCGAGGGCGGCGCCGGTAGACGACCGAGAGCGCCCCGTGCTGGTCCTCGGACGGGGTGGGCCACACGGCGAGGCGCCGCACCGGCTCACCGAAGTTCTCAGGGGACGCGCCCGCGTTGGACTCGTACCTGGTCGGCGCGATGCGCGTCAGGTCCCCGTCGTAGCGTTCCATCTGCGCGCCCCACACCACCACGCTCCCAAGCCCCGAGGTCGTGTCCGGGCGAATCCGGAGCAGCATCTCCGCGCTCGGCTTCGCGTCGTCGGCGTCGTACGTGGCCGCGAGCCAGACGCGATACCACCCGTCGCCCACGTCCTCCGCGCCAACCTCGTGCACGCCATCCCCGCTACTGTCCTGTAGCGTCACCGCAGCCACGCCGCCCGTCCAAGTGACGCGCGCAATCGTCTCTGCGCTGCGTTCGCTCGTCTCGCCCGGCGAGCCAGGGCCGACCTGGCGCAGCTCGAGATCGTTCGTCGTCGCCGTGCCCGCCTTGAGGTGTACGCTTGCGATGTAGGGGCGCCCGGTGAGGAGCCGCGACGCCGGCGCACCCTGCGTCACACGCCCCGCCGCGTTCGTCGAGGTCAGCGTGTCCGCCGTCGTGAGCCCGTTCGGGGCCACCGTGGATTCGATTGTCCCCGTGACGAGCGACACGTCCCACTGCGATGCGTCGGCGAAGTTCTCCGTCGCGCCGAGCAGGTTCTTCGTCTCAGGAACCGCCGTCTCTACCGCGAAGTACGTCGAGAAGAGCCCGGTCGTCTGCACGGTCCCGGTGCGCAAGGAGAGGATCTCGTCGATGCCCGTCGCCATGAAGCGCCGCGTCTGCGACTGTGACGCCTGCACGCCGATCAGCTCGCGGAAGTCCTGCGGGAGATCCACCCAGGGCTGATCCTTCAGGAACGATAGCGGGACCGAGTGTCGCCTGAGCCAGCGCCACGGGCGCATGTTGCACAGGAGTTCCTGCGCCGAGTTCAAGATGGCGACCGGCGGCACCGCCGTCAGTTCCAGCTCGCCCGCCTGTGCGCCCAGCGTGTAGCGGACGATGTTCCCGGCGATGGAAGCGAGCACCATCTAGGGCCTCACTTGTAGTAGCTCACGGGGACGGTGGCGGAGTTCTCTGCGGTCACACGGATGAACTGGAGCTTCGACAGGTCGCCGTAGAACAGGAACGTCTCGCCCTCGCCGATGATGTGCCCGACGCCTCCGGTCGGCTGCGTCCCGTCGTCACGCCATCGAATCCGGAACGGCGACGTGCCCTCGGTCGGACCGAACAGCGCCCACGCCGCCGTGTGAAAGGTTGACGTTGGGCCGATCGGCGTACCGGCAACAGTGAGCGTCTCGAATCCCACGCACGCCCATCCGCCTTTTCGTGCAACGGTCATCGGTAGTAGCTCGTTGGCAACGTCATGCTCGTCGCGCCTGTGCGGATGAACTTGATCTTCGAGCAGTCACCGTAGTAGGTGAGCGTTGCACCAGCGGCCAGCAGATGCCCCACAAGCGTGGTCGGGTCCGTTCCGTCGTCACGCCAGCGCACGGTATCCCCCGTCTCGCCTGGCCCGAAGATGGCCCAGGCGGACGTGTGGAATGCCGCGCTTGGGCCAAGCGCTGTGGCCGCAATGGTGAGCGTCTCGTAGGCGCCTGCGAATGATCCTTTTCTCGCCACAACCATGAGAGAAGCTCCTTCGAGAGAAGAGGCCGAGGGGCGGAGGTTCGGGCCTCCGCCCCCCAAGCCGAGAAACCTGAAACCTACGTGCCAGGGCCCACCGAGAACCCACCAGGGAGTCCACAGAAGTGGACTTTGGTCAGGGTCGCGGTGATGGTGCCAACGTCCTGCAAGAGCCGCCCGTGCGCGGGAGAGCCCACGTTCGAGCCAACGTCTTGCAGCACGCCGGTCGTGCGCGGATACAACGGCTTGCGCGGCACACCGCTACCGGCGGTCGTGACCAACGCATCGACGTAGTACCCCTCCAGAAGACCGATGAACGGCGCCCCGGTGGCCGCCGCTTCGGTGGCGAGGATCAGAACCGCCAGTTCGCCACCACCAGAGGTGGCGGTCACCATGCCGGCCGCAGCGTTCGTCCCGACTGCGATGGCGTTGGCCAGCGTGCCGTTGTCGGCGTTGCTGTTGGAGACCGTGACGGCGGCGCTGTCAGGCGATGCGCCGTTGTTCTCGCACATGATGTAAACACCACCTGCGAGCACGGTCGAACGTGCGATGAACACGCTGGCGAGGCGAGGAAAGCGCGGGCCTCGCCCGTTGCCGCCAGCAGAAACAATACCTGTGGAACTCATTGGTGGCTCTCCTAGATACCGGCCGACGGCGCGGCGGGAGTGGTGACGGCGGTCGTCGGCGTCAGGATGCCCAGCTCGCGCCGGTTCTGACACACGACGTTGTACCAGGTGTCCGTAAACATCACCGTCGTGAACGGTTGACGATCCGGGTGAGCCGGAGGCGTGCGGTACATCACACGATCCTTGTGCATAATCATGTTCAACACCTTGCCGTTCACGGCGAGCACGCGCGGACCGGCCACGTTCGACGTGGTTTCGGAACCGAGCACTGCCGTGCCGTTCTGGTTGTTGTACATGACCGATGTGCCCAACGCGGGCACGAACACGAACGGCACGCCGTTGAACATCGGAGCGGGCCAGGCCGGGTCTTGACGGCCGGCGAGGTACGCGTCCTGCTCAGACCTCATGCACATTTCGGCGAGCGCCAGGCCCCACAAGCTCACCGCGTAGAACGACGGTGAACGAGAAGGCTCGGAGTAACTCCCGAAGCGGGGCAGACGCTCGAACTTGCACTTGTGGTGCAGCTCGCGCATCCCCGTCCAGAATCGCTCTTGCCCAGCGGTCATGTCACCGCCGGCAAAGGTCGCGCTCTGGTTACGCCACTTGGACGCAGCGGTTCCAGCAGCCGGCGCAGCGGTCGCCACGAATCCTTGGATCTGCTCGACGGTCGTCCACGCGCCAGCGGCCGTGTTCGGCACGCCAACGTTGCCCGCGCTGTTCGGGCCAGTGATGAAGCAGCCCAGCGAGTACGGGAACTTCCCGTCGCCCGTCTCCATCTCGGCGAAGGACGGCGTGGAAGTCAGCGCGTCCTCCATCTTGTGGATCTGGGTCGTCCAGAGGTTCATGTGCTTGAGCTTCTGGATCCGCTTGTACCGGTGGAACGCACCGATACCGCCCATCGTGGAGCTGTCGCCCCCGTTGAGCCCGATCTCCAGGTCCGTCCATGAGGTCGAGTTCTTGAGCAGGCGCCAGTTGGCTTCCCAGCTCGTACCCACCTGTTGGTTCCGGACGGTGAAGTCCTGCTCGTTCGACTTGTAGAACTCGGCGTCCGAGTCCTCGTTGAGATAGATCACGTCCTGAATCTTCGTGCCTCCTTGCAGCAGAAGATCCATGTCCTTGCCGTCCATGAAGCGCGGCAAGAGATAACTGTTCTTGACTACGGCGTTGATGACGGACTCGTCGTCCTTCAAGAACGCCGGCCCCGTGATCAGCATGAACATGCTGAACGGGTCCATTGCGGTGGCCATGTGGTTGTCTCCTTGTGAGGCGCCGCGCTACTGCGTGACGCCGGTAAGGCTGGCCTGCACCGATGCCGAGAGCTTGTTCGCCTGTAGGTACTTCTCGTAGAGCTCCATGTCGGCGCTCTTCGTAGTGACCCCAGGCGTGCGCCCACCGACGATCGGACGTGCGGCTGCCTTGATATCGTTCAACTGCTGTTCTTGCGCGTCTCGGGCAGAGACGGATACCGGCTGCGCACCAGGAAGCACGATCCGACGCGCGTGCTCGAAGGACTCGAAGATGCCTTCTAGCCCCTGGTAACTTCCGGTCTTCGCCAGCTTCTCCTGAGTGTCTTGGATCTTCGCCCAGGTGTCACCAGCCAGCGCGGCGGGGTACTCGGTACGCCACTCGCGTTTGATGTCGCGCGCTGCCGACTCGACCAGGTATCCCGCAACGGCCTCGAGCCCCTGCGAGAGTTGCTGGTTCTGAGCCAGTAGCGGCTGTGAAATCTGCCGCAGTGCGGCTTCCATCGCCGTCCCGACCGGCTTGCCGATGTCCTCTCCAAACTGCTCGGTGAATTGCTTACCGAGCGCCTCTGCGGCTGCTTTGACCGAGACGTCGAAGGTTGGGGATGCAGTTTGTTCGGGGCCACCGCTGACCCGGGTCGCATCCACTTCGTTCGCCGCGTCGGGCTTCGGCTTGTTGCCGGCCTGCCCAAGGCGAGTCCTGAGGTCCGCTATCGAGGAATCGACATCCGTCTGAGACTTGAAACGTGCTGTGCCGATCTGGAGAAGCTCATCGTCGGCGAGCTTCTTGATCGCTGCTTCGGTCCACCCGTCACGCTTGAGGGCTGCGAGCGCGCTTGTGCGTGCCTGTAGCGCCTCGGGCGTGTCGGTGTTCGGTTGGGCTGCCTGTGCCGGCGCGGCCTCCTTGGCGGGCTGCTGAGGCGCCGTGGCGGGCTTGGCCGCCTCGGGCGGCTTGTTCAGGTTCTTGAGCGCGTCGGCGATCTCGTGCCCGCCGACCTGCTCAACGATGAACTTCTCCACGTCGGAGGCAGTGCGCTGCGGCGGGATCTGGTTCGCCGAGAGCGCCTGCTGGTACGCCGCCCACGCGGGATCCTTGGTGGGATCCATCGCGCTCGGGTCGTCTGCGGCTAGATCGGCCTCCTCGACCACCTTCGAGGCGCGCTCACCGCGCATGATCGCCGCAGCGTCACGCGCGGCCAGGGTGGTATCGACGCGCCGATCTACGACGACGCTGCGTTCGGGAGAGAGTTGTTCGGGCATGGGGGTGGAAGGGGTTGCCTTCGCCACACCGCCCGAACGGCTGGCCTAGTTGTGGTGGTTGGTTGGTCTAGGGCGGCGGCGCCTCGGTCGGAGGCGCGGTCAGCGTGAAGAACGCGAGCTTGGGCAGGATGAGCTGCGGCCCCTGGCCTAGGCCGGCCTCAGTCAGCATCGTCAGAACAACGTCGTAGACTCCGGCAATGGCGTCGCTTCCTGGAACTGGAGGAACGCTTCCCGCCATCTTGATTGAAGTCGTCATGGTGAACGGGTCCTCGTTCACAATCTCGCCAATCTGAATACACCCCGTCGCCGGAGCTTGCGGCTCGACTACGAACGGTAGATGCGGCGATATTGCTGCATCAAGCCACACGAGATCATCATCGACGACGCACTCGATCTCGATCGTGGCCGTGTACTGTTCCAGCTCCTCGTCCCACACCCAATCTGGAGTCGAATCGGCCGTCGTAAAGTCCACAACGTTGGCGGCAGTGATGGGCGCCGACATCCCCCCACGAGGCAGCAACGCTTGCAGCGTTGATGCTGTCCCGCTATATCCTGCGATGAGCGTTGCTGCGGCGCCGGACCGCACGCCGCGACTGTGCCCGTAGGCGGCTTTTTGGGCGAGCACCTGGAACTCAGCCAGCGTCAACGCGCCCGTCTGGTGCGCGTCGAACTCGTCCCACGCGGTGATGATCGCCGCATCTGTCGCCCCGGTCGGCCAGCCTATTTGTGTTCCTGCCATAGCGTCACCTCACTATCGGGGCCTTGCTCTGCTTCTCGCGCTGCGCCACCTCGGCGAGCTGCGTTTTCCGTACCTCGGCCATAGGACGGCGCGCCTCCTGGCACACCTCTTTCGGGTTGCCCACGCTGTACCGCCCGTCACGCTTGCAGTGCTCCGCAAGCTCCTGTGTCGAGCGAAACACCGGCCGGCCTACCTCGTCGTACCGCTTCGCCTTCACCGGCATCGGCAGTCCGTACTTGCGCGCCTGCGCCTCCTGGAACTGAACCGCTTTGATGTCGGGCAGCGCGTTCGAGTGCAGCCGGAAGTTTGGCGTCCCCTTGCTGTTCGCAAGCTGAGGCATCTCGATCACGCGCTGATACCGCGTCCCGTCGAGCGTCGTCCACTCACCGAGTGAGGGCGCCTCGCCCGCCTTGTACAGCTCCTCGCGTTCGGTCCCGTCCTCAGAGCGGAAGAGGTAGAGCGGCATCAGGATGTCCCCCAGAACCTATCCACGGCCTCGGGGTCGATGCCGCCAACGCGCTTCCACATCTCCGCACGAATGCGCTTGTACCGCTCATAGTCGCGGTCGAGCTTCTCAGCCTTGCGCATGGCCCACCACCGCATGATGAGCGTGCGGATCATGCCACCCCCGCCTTCACCGGCTTGCTAGGCTGCGCCGTGGCCTTCGGTCCCTGCCGCGCCCCTGCGCTACCTCGTGTCTGCGGCATGCGCTGAGGACGCGCCCCTGCGCCACCACCGGGCCTGCCTGACCCCATGCTCGCCACCTTGGGCTGGATCTTCCCCGCCGGCGCCGCCTCGCCCGCGTTCATCGCCTGCGCCACCTGGACCCCGCTCGCCGCGATCTCGTCCGGTTTCCCGAACATGCGCCCGAGGCCGGGGAAGTTGATCGCATCGCCGATCTTGTCGGCCAGCTCGCCCCAGTGGAACGCGGGGAACTGCGCCGCCATCGGCACCATCTGCCCCACCGCGCCGAGCACCGTCGCCATCGTGGCCGCCTGGCGCGCCTCGCTCGTGCGTTCCATCGAGTAGGGCTTGATCCGCACGGAGAGCGCGTTGAATGGCAGGCGCTCCACGCCCTCCCGCTTCCCACCCAAGTACGTCGCCTGCGGGATGCGCTGCTCCACCGACCCATCGGGCAAGCTCACCATCTCCGGCTCCATCAGCCCGCGCTTCACCAGCTCGGCACTAGCGTCCTTCGGAAGCTGCATCGCCGCGCGGTTGTCCTCGTACAAGAACCAGCAGCAGCGCCAGATGTGGTCGATCACCGCATCTTCGACCGACTGCCTGATCCCGTCGAAGCGTGCCTGCGCCGCGTTGTTCGCAATCGTCTGCTCCGTCGCCGTGCCTACCCCGGACACGTTGCCCGAGTGCATCTCGTTCAGCCCCAGCGTGCTCTCCAAGTTCTGCCGCGAGAACTCGAGGTGCGCCACGGCTTGATCCGTCAGCCCGCCCAGCTCCAAGGCGATCACGTCCTCCTTGGTAATTCCCGCGATCTTGTAGAGGTTGAGGTGTTCGCCGCCGACCACGGCCTTGACATCCTCGTCCGTCCCCTTGGCTATCAGCCCGATCTTCTTGTACGAGCGCAGCATCTTCTGCGCGATCTCGAAGTCGGTCCCCATCTGCATCATCTCCTCACCGACCGCGCTGAACGAGCCGAGCGGGAGAGTGTGATTGGGCACCGTGAACTGACCGAAGATGACGTAAGGCCCACGCTCCGAGCCGTACCAGGGACGCGGGACACGCGGGAACCTCGTCCCCTTCGCCTGCGACTCCTTCACGTCTTTCATCGTGAAGACGTTGGTCTCGTCCTTCTTCGCGTCCGCCTGGAGCGCCGCCGCACGGTTCACCAGGATCGTGAAGATGGTTCCGTGAAAGCCCTTCTCCGGGCCGGGCGAGGCCGGGACACCCCAGGCGTTCCCCTCCTCCAGGTCGTACTCGGGCACGTACACCTCGGCGCCCACGATCTCGTCGCGCCGCACGATGTCACCACCCTGCGCGTCTGACTCAGAGCGCCCGAGGTACTCGAGTTGCGAGTCAGCGGCAGCGTACCGCTCGATCGTCTCGACATCCCAGCCGCCCTTCTCGCCCTCCTTCAGGATGTCGTCCTTATCCTTGACCCAGATGTGCCCCTGCAAGCGGATCTCGTCGCGCGTGGAGGCCAGCGAGTCCTCGAAGTACCGATGCTGCTGGATGCGGTAGGACTTCGGCAGCCACGGCGTGCGCGGCGGAGGTGCGCCCCGCTTCGTGTCACCAGGCGCCCAGTCCGTCCCCACGCCCTCGATCGGACGCGCGCCAGCCACGGGCTCCGGCACGACCATGAGCACCCCGAAGTTGTACTGCATGTCCTGCACAGGACCGTCCGCGTACAGCTTCTTGAACTGTTGGTCCACGATGAGCCGGTTCGCAGCCAGCTCAAGCTCGAAGTCCTCGCCGCCCTCGCTCTCGACCAGCGTGCCCACCTCGACCGCAGGGTCCCGCCACACAACCTGCGGGATCACGTAGGAGAGCCAGCGGTGCATCACGTTCTGACGCATCGGCTGCTGCGCGGTCAGCCCCTCCATGTAGTGCGGTCCGGCGCGTTGCGCGACCTGCTCCTTGTGCTTGGCGAGGACGGATTTGGTCTTGGCGTGCGCGGCCTCGAACTCGTGGAACAGGGAGTCCGGGGTCAACTTCAGCACCGCCGACCCTCCTTGTAAGCAGGCAATGTTCCCCCAAGCCATGCGCGCGCCGTCTGCTCGGCTTTGGCCGGTAGCGCATCATCGGTGTACGTCCCAGGCGGGAGCTTCGACAGCCTGCGCAAACAGCTCAAGCAGGACTGCTGCACTGGCGGACTGCTCGATAGTTCGGCGTAGCCGGACCTCAAGAAGTTGCCGCACGCCGAAACAAGGCACTCGCCCTCGAAGCGTTCGATGCAGTGCCATTTACCCCCGTCATGCCGAAACCACCGGAACTCGACGGCTGGAGCGCGCGGCGGAACGTCTTCGCGCGCCTTGGCGTCCTCATCCCAATGCCTCTGCATCGCATCCCACGTCGGCTTGATGTATGGCTTGGTCCAGCGCGTCATCGTGTCGCCTCGATGATGCGCCTGACCGCCCTCTCGCCCAGCGCCACCGCTTTCCCAGCGATCGACACTGGCTTGTACAGGCGCTCGAAGACTGCTTGGGGCACCGCACGCACGCCCTCCTCGTCGTAGATGATCCAAGCGCCGAGAGGCACGATCGTCAGCCCGAACGGGGTGCGCAGGGTGTATACAATGTGCTCGGTGAGCCCGGCGCGGGCCTCTTCTAGGCCCTCGGGGATGAATCGCGCCGTGAGCTGCTCGGCTTCGACGAGCTGGTTCTGCTTCTTCCAGACGGGGCGGGCGCTCACAGGGGCAACCTGTCCCAGTCCGTCGGATCGCCGACGCTCGACATATGCCACAGGCGCGGACCTTCCATGGCCTTCTCGTACAGGAACGGCACGCCCTTGAACGTGGGTGCAGGCCAGACATGAGGCTTCTCAACCGCGCCAGCCTTCAACGCGAACGGCAGGCCGGCGACGAGGCCGAATAGAGCGCGGCGGGTCAGGCTCACAGGTATCCCTCGTCATCGTCTCGCATGACCCGGCCTACCGCCGCCGACACGATACCGATGGCTGCGGCCACAGCGAGCCACAAGATAACCCAGAAGCTCACGGCACAGACACTAGCCCTTTGGGGGGGCCTGTCAAGGGGTGGGCGCCGGGGTGATTCATGGGCCCGCCGGTCTCTCTGGCCCGCGCCGGATCTCCCGGCACAGCACAGCCCCGGCGCCCCTGTCTCAGTACGTCCTCGCCCGGAATGCGTCCAGCGCCGCCCGCAGCTCCAGCTCGTCCGCCGCATAGCTGTTCTCGCCCACCCGGTTCACCGTCTCGCTGTACCCGTCACCCACGAGGTCGTACAGCTCATCCTGGAGCGGTGGGTCACGGTCGATCAGCTTCACCCGCCACGAGCGCGCATAGAGCCCACCAGGCCCAGCGCCAGAGCCGCCGATCACGATGTTGTGGTGCGGCGCGTGCGGGAGGTCCGCCAAGGTCATATGCAGCGAAGCCCCGTCCCACTCCTGCACGAGCGTGCTGGCGAACTGAGCCGCGATCGTGGCAGGGATGTCGGCCACATGCACCAGCTCGTCGGTGACGCGCCCGGGGTTCCTCACGGTCCACCCAGCCACGATCAGCGGAACGTTGATGCCGCGCTCGTAACAGGTGGCCTTGCCGCGCGGCTCGAAGGTGGTCGGCGTCCCGTTGTCCCCCACCACGAACACCATCGTGTAGCGCAGGTCCACCACCGCGAGCATCTCTCCGATGAGCGTGTCGTAGGCCGCGATCATGGCGCGGTACTGGTCACGCGGCACGTTGCCCGGCGCCGGGTAGCCCGGCGGAAGCAACGATGCGGGCGGCTTGTGGTGGGGGCCGTGCGCCAAGCTCGACGCCACGATCCCGAGCTTCGGGCCTACCGTCGCCGGCCAGCCAGCGACGAAGGCGTCCCGCACAGCGAATGGCTCGTACTCCACCGTGAACGCGCTGTCGCACGCATCGACGCGCTCCCAGTTCGTGTAACTGATGTTCGAGCAGGCGCGCAGGTTCTCGTGCCCCGCTACCCAGTAGTTGAACCCCTGCGAGATCGGCGCGCACTGCCACGCGCCACCCACTGCGTCACCGCCGATGTGCCACTTGCCGATGATGGCGCTCGCGTACGTTGGCACGACCTCGGCGAGCGATGTCTGCGAGAATCCCGGCGTGTACCAGTTCGCCGGCCCACACACACCAGCGTCGAACGCGTAGTACCGCCCGAACACGATGGCGCGGCGCGATGGCGAGCACACGCTCGACGCCATGCAGCGCGTGAACGTGACGCCCTGCGCCGCCAGAGCATCGAGGTTCGGCGTGCCCCCGAGCGCGCTCACCTCTTCGAGGTCGGCGCGGGCCACGTCATCCAGGATGATGACGAGCGCGTTACGGTTGACCTGCGGGGCGGACAGAACGAGGCTGAGGAGAAGCGCGATCATGTTGGCACTCCGGTTGAGAGACTGGGGACGTGTCCAGTATGCGCAGGGTCAGCCGGCGCCGCTAGGGGGAACGTCATCGCTGCACCACCCGCACTGGAACGCCGTAGATCGTTAGCTCTCCACTCGGGCGGCCAGAGCGCATCCACGCCCCTGGGATTTCCAACTCCACACTCAGGCGATCCATCGTCGCGGGGTCCACCTCAACAGCATCCGCCTTGCGGCAGTATTGCTCCTCGTGAGCGTTGACGACTGCGCGCAACGCCTTTGTTGCCCACGGGCATAGTTTCGCTGGGTTCATCTCTGCCACTTCCTGCTCTTCCTGAGCACATCCTTGTGTCCCATGCGCCACCCCGCCGTGCCGATCGGCATGTGGTCTTTCTGGCGAATCCCCACCGGGTCCATCAGCCACTTGTAGACCGCGGCGTAGGCCGCCGCGTCGCAGCCGTGGTCCTCGCAGGCATCGTCGGGCTCCTCTGAGTCTTCCTTGCCGTCCTTGTGCTCCGGGAACACGTAGGAGGGGATCTCTTCCTCGCTGCACGTCGGCAGCATCTTGTCCTTGCAGATCGGGTCGCGCCCCTCGCGCAAGGCATCCCTGAGCCAGTACATGCGTGGCCCGCCCACCTGATCCGGCGCCAGCATGTCGCGCACGAGGTCGAGCTTGGTCGTCACGAAGCGGCTGCGGTTGCCGCGCCGCACACTCTTGTCAACGCCCTGCGCAATGGCCTGACCGTTCCTGTTCTTGAAGTTGGACAGGCGGTCGTTGAACTTCACCACGCGCTCAGGATCTTCCGAGTCGCACACGATCGCGTGCAGGTTGAACTCAAAGCACAGCTGAATGAACTTCTCGGCCCACCAGTCATCCATCATCTCGCAGCGGTAGATTTCAACCGCGCGGTACATGCGGTCCTCGTTGTCCACGAGCCACACTTGCCCGCAGCCGGCCTTGCGATACCCGAAGTCCATCGACGCGAACGCCCACTTGACATCCATCTTGGCCGGTAGGTGCGGGCCACGCTCGCCGAGAAGCTCGAGGTACATCAGGCGCCGGTCCGGCGCGATGAACTTGCCATCCTTCATGCACGCGGGGTCCATGTCGCCATCACGGGAGACGCGCCCAGTCTGCATGTGAACGGTCGGGTCGAAGCTGGGCCAGATTTGGCCGACGGCGCTCGCCCACAGCGCCAGGTAGAGGTTCACGTACCTGTGCCCGGTGAGCGCACGTAGGCGCGTCAGGTCGTCCTTGGTGCAAGCGGGGTTGTCTACGTGGCGCGACAGGATGCGCGTGAACGGGTGATCCGGTGAGCGGAACACACGCCGCGACGGGAGCTGATCCGACTTGATGCGGTCTACCTCTTCGCCGCCGATGGGCGCCGCGATCTGGTTCAGCCAGTGAAACTCGCTGTGCGGGTTCGTGTCCGCGATGATCTGTTGCCAGCACTGGTGCCCGCGTAACCATCGCTCATCGTTCCAGTCGCTCTCTAGGCTGGCCGCAAGTTCCTTGTTGGCCTCGTTGAAGCGGCAGAGCATGTGGTTGCGGTTGGCGCGGTACAGCTTCTCCATGCTGTCGCGGCTGATCTCCCACGCCTCGAAGACCACAATGAGGTCGTACTCCATCGAGAACGTCCAGCCCGGATCTTCGAGACCACCGATGACGATGACCGAGCCGTTCGGGTACTGGTACGTGCGGCGCGTGCCGCGCGATGCGGTGCCGCTCATCGCCGGGTGTCGCCGGCCTCCCATCATCGGCGCCCACACCTTCTCCTCGAGCGTCACCATGATCGACTCGCGCAAGCTCTGCATCGTCTGTCGGCAGAACAGCACGCGGATACCTGGATGCGCCCAGCAGTGCCACTCGATGATTCGGCAAATCCCGCTCGTTTTTCCAGAGTTTGCGCCCCCTTCTATGAGGATGCGCGGATCACGGCAATGCGCGAGCGCCTTGATCGCGCCGTAGCCGTGCAGCTTGACGGTGGGCGCGGCGAGCGTCACGGCTTGGCGATGTACTTCACGAAGTCGCCGACCGTGTACGAGCGCCGACCGTCGCTTGCCACCACGCCAGTAGCCACAGTGGGCCGGTCAAACTCCATGCGGTTCCACAGGTCCAGCCACGCGCGAATGCGGCGCGCATTGTCCGCGATGCTGCGCGACAGTCGCTCACGCCTCGCCCTGCGCTTGGTGCGCATCGACTGGTGAACCCGAGGGCGGCGGCGCTTCACGTTCCAGGCGGATGCTCAATCCACCGGTGCGCAGTCTTGTCCCACGAGAGCGTCCACTGGCTACTCGTGTCGCCCCGCGCGAATGCCGGAGGACCGTCGAGCGCGTCGGCCATCGTGCGCGCCGGGATGCGGCGCAAAACCCACCCGTGGAAGCGCACGAGCCACCACGGAGTGCGTGTGCGGGTCACGGCGTAGACGCGCGTGATGGCGCGCGAGGTGAGGCGCAGCGCGGTGAGCATCACTCGTTCCCCAGCGCCAACGTGCGCGGCGGCGGCACGAACTGCGGCGCAATGTGCTCCACCGAGCGATAAAAGTCGTTGAGAGTTGACTCGCTGCGATCCAGCGCAATCCATTCACGCAGCAAACGCGCCGTCTCCTTCGCGTCGTTGGATGCACGGGCTCGCACGTAGTCGCGCGCTATCTCGTAGTCCTTCACGTTGACTCCTTCTCCGGCGCGTCGTGCAGCTCCATCACTACCTTCAACTCTACCGCGCCACCGTCCGGCCCAGCGAGGCGCGTCTCGAGCGGGCCATCCACGGTGTCACGCACGAACTTGGCGGCCTCCATCATCTGCTTCTTGCCCGATCCCGCCTCGTCCACGATGTCCTCGATCATCTGCGCGAACCGCTCCGGGCGCTCCTCGAACAGGGCTTCGAGGGCCTCCTGGAACCGCTTGCGCTTGGGGCGCCCCGCTGGATTCGGTGAGGGTATCCCCTTCTGCCACTGCCACGGCTTGAGGCGATCCGCCGGGTTCGGCTTGACGGGCTGTTCGTCCACTGTTGTGAGCCTACCCTTGCCCTCCACGCTTCACAGGATGCGCTACAGGACGACTTCTCGCTCGGGATGCTCCTGAGCCTATTCCGGCGTTGCCTCGCTCCTGACGCATCCTAGGCCCCCTGGCGAGCCCGTGGCTCGTCCCCGCGCAGTGCGGCTGCGGTGAGGCTGCGTTCGCCGGCGTCTGCCTCGGTCTGGAGTTGGTGAGCATCTTCGAGGGTCCAGGTGTGGTTTAGCTCGGGGTGCGTCCAGGAACGGCAGGCGCGATCGGTGTCCCAGACATCGACCCAGCCGCGCTTGAAGAGCAGATCGGCTTTGGCGGCGGTCGAGGTGCGCCGGGACATGGGGTGAGCGTAGGGCGGGAGCTTGTAGGGGGTCAAGGGCCGGCCCTCCGGAAGCTAGGCCAGTCGCACTCCAGCACAACGCCTGTCTCTGTGATCCGCGACCAGATCGAGGAGCCAAGGCGCTCGCGTGCGTCCGCGACTTCGAGGTTCGCAATCAGGATCGTGCGCCGGAGGTCTTGGTAGCGCCGATCAAATAGCAGCGTCAACTCGATGTCCTCCCACGCCGACTCGTGGCGCACATGCACCTCGTCGAGCACCAGGAGGTCAACCTTCGCAGCCTCTTCGAGTGGCGTGCGTGCGCCAGAAGAGTGCTCGCGTGAGAACGTGCGCTTCTCCGCCCTGAAGAGTTCCCCTAGCACGTAGTACCGCTGCGTCGTCGGTGTGCGCCGCTTCTCTGTCGCGAGCAGTCCGGTGGCTGCGCACGCCAGGCCGAGAGAAACGGCGAGCTGTGTCTTCCCGACGCCGCGCTTCCCCAATAGAAGCACCGAGCCTCCATCGCACGTCAGCGCATCCCACGCGAGGTCTACGCGATCTTCCTGTCCAGCCGGTACAAGCAATGGGCTACACCTCTCCACCTCGCTCGCCGCAGCCCACGCCTCGGACATCCTGGCCCGATGCCGCTGCGGATAGCCAGCAGCATGGTAGGCGTCAATCTGCGCTCGGAGATCAGATTCTTGCAGGCATGACGTCTCCTTCGGCGTACTCGCCCTCCCTCGTTCCGTCAGGACGTCGCGAATGCTTTGCGTGGCCGTTGTGGGTTCCATTGTGGTTGAGATCCTTTGTGGCGTAGATGGTCTTCCAGGGGGCTTCGGTGGCTTGCTCAAACGCCTGCACGAGCGCGGCGGTTCCTAGGCCGGAGAACCGCTTGATGGCGAGGCGCATGCCTTGAGGGGTCCAAGCCCCGTGCTTCGAGCGGCGCGCGTCGCAGAAGTCCTCGCATGCCTTCCGGACTTCAGGTGTGTCGAGCGCCGGCAGCTCCGAGAGGACCGGGCGCCAGTCGAAGGGCGCGGAGCGCTTCCTGGGCTTGGCCGCGTCAGAGGCTCCGATCTCGCTCTCCTGGACCCTTGGCGCGCCCACACCCGAACGTAGTGAGGGTGTGTCTTGGTTCTTGGTCTTCTCCTGAGCCTGAGCCTGAGCCTGAGCCTGAGCCTGAGCCTGGTCTCGTGACGTGGACGTGACGTCATCGTGACGTTGGCGTCGTGCTTCCGTGGCGGCCTTGGTGCGCATCAGGTTGATGGCCACGAGGCCGTTGGCGCGGTCACGCTCGACCTCTAGGCGCGCGTTGAGCCAGTGCCCGTCCGCGTGCGTCCAGCACGTCTCCAGGACGGTCTCGACCTCGGCGACGGCCTCAGGCTCATGTCGGCCTATCTGCCGCGCCAGGACTGGAGCAGGGGCCTCCAGCGGCCCAACCTCCCAGGACAGCATGAGCAGGCGCAGGTACACCGCCTGCTGGATCCAGTTCAGGGCGATGACGTTCGGGTCGCTGAGGAAGTCACGAACGTAAAGCGGCAGGTACGCCAGCTTGGACATTGTTGCCTCGTCTTCATCTGCGGCCTCCCGAAAGGCTCGGATTCGCGCAGAGAAGGCCCCTTGGCAACGCGCCGCAGGTTGGCTACCTTGGTTCTGCGCTTCGTCATACGCGCCCCATCTTGCCCTCACGGGCCAGCGGGTCAAGGCCCGGCCGGGATGAGTTCCCCGGCTGGGCCTTCTTCTTTTGGCTTCGGATACCACGTGGAGACGCGCCCATCCGGGTCATCGTCCTTGAGCGTGTAAGGCTCGCTCGTGAAGCGAATGGAGCGCGGCGCGTGCCCCACGAGTTCAGTGATGGCGCATGTGATCTCCACGCCGAGCGCCATCAGGTCTTGATCGGGTAGAAGTTCAGCGGCTCCGCGCGTCTCGTCGCCGTCACGGAACACGAGATGGAAGTTAGCGGCGCGACGAACGGGCATCATGGTTGCGCCTCGCTTCCACACGGGAACGGCTTGCCTTCCTTGGTCTGCGCTGACAGCGCAAACACGAGCACGCGCGTTTCCTCGATGTCGGCGTAGTTCTTCGTGACTTGCTGCTCGACGATCTGCGCATCATCCTTCCACAGGATCGACGTGCATGCGTCCTCGAGACCGCGCACCAGCTTTGTCGCGTCAGGTTTCACCGTGGGATGTGTTGGCGCGCTCTGCTTGAGTAAGCCCTTGCCGGTGAAGTGCGATTTAGGGCGGAGCATCTTGAACGCGACGACCAAGCGGATCGCGCCGACGAAGGGAGCTTTCTTGTGCGCCGCAGCGGCACACAGGGCCACGCGCTCCTTCCACGCCACAGCGTTCGGGTTAGCATCGGTCACGCGCACGCCGAGCGATCCGTCGCCACGTTTGAACGGGAACGCGCGCTTCGAGCCGGCAGGTTGTGCCTTGCCGGGGATGGTGAAGTCGATCACGGCTGCTCGTTGGTTTCGATGGAGATCTCCATCGGTTCAGTGGCGTCGTCGATCCAGGTCCACTCGAAGAGCATTTCCGTGCCTGCCTCGGGGTCTATCAGCTTCACCTCGTAGAGCCGGGGGCCGAGATCATCAGGCTGGACGCCGCACAGGCGAACGAGAGCCTCTGCCAACGCCTTCGCCTGGATCGAGTACGTCGTCTTCACCCACGCCACCTTTGCGCCTGTGTTTCCGAGAACCTTCACGCCGGATCCCCCATGCTCTCCCGCCCGTACAGGCTGCGCTGCTCGGTCACGCTGTTCTTCAGCATGCGGTACTTGTGCAGCCCGTCGGACACGTACTCGCGCTGAACGATGTGCGCGCCGAACCGGGCCTTGCGGAGGTCACGTAGGCGCGCCGAGATGCTGGCCTCGTTGCCCCCGCATAGCGCGATGATCTCGGGCAGCGTGCGCCAGGCCCCGTCACGCATGAGCGCGAACACAGCGCCGAGCTGAGAACCAAGGCGATCCTCGTCGCGCGTGGCATCGTAGGTCTCACCATCGAATGTCATGCTCTTGCACCCCCTTGCACTGCTTGACAAAGAAAGCCGCCCCCCGCGTGAGTGCAAGCAAACGCGAGGGGCGGCGAGCTACGCGACGGATCTTTTTGACTGCGCTGAGAGGGGAGACAGCAACGCAGCGCCGCGTAGCTACACGAATTCACTCTCCAGACTTCCTTTGCCGCTGCGTCCAATCCCATAGACGTTTGGCGGCAAGGAACGCATCGAAATGCTCCTGCTGCTCCTCGGGGGAGATCCAGACAGCCTCGAAGCCAGGGTCCGCCGCCACCTTGGGCAAACGCACCACAAGGCCCCACACATCACCCGTGACGTGCCCCATCTCGCGCAGCGCGCGGATGTAGGCGGCACTTTGCATCTTGGCTTCCGGGTAGATGGCTTTCCCCGTCTTCCAGTCGCCCACGAACTGCACCAGCTCACCCTCGGCCTCGGAGCGCATGCACCGCGCCTCGCCCAGGATGTCCAGCGTACCGGCGTACTCGTGCTGCCGGCTCCACACGACCTGCTCGATCAGCTTCGGAGTGAACTCGCTGACCTCGGCCCAGGACTCGAAGCAGGCGAAGCTGTGTGCCGCCTCGGGCACGACCTCGGGCTGCGCGCCGACGATCTGCCCGAGCTGCCGGCGCAGGCTCCACTCGATCAAGGCGTGCGCCTGTGAGCCGATGTTGCCCGCCTTCTCCAGCGCGCGCGTGTGCGCCTTGACCTTCGAGAGTCGGAGGTCCAGCGAAGTCAGGAACGCCTGCCGCGACATCTTCGGCGTCGGGCTGGTGTCTTCGTAGAGGTCCGCAGCGGCCTGCGTGACGTAGGCGCGCTCCATGTTGGCGGACCAGGTGATTAGGGCGGGCTTCGCCACGACGCCGAGGATGGAAGTCACGCTGTCGTAGACTTCCCCGGTGGGCACCTCGTAGGCGCGTGAAGTGCGTCCGTACCCTTGATCGACGCTGCGCCGCTTGGCTGATGTGGGTTGCATGGCTAGAACGGCGTCTCCTCGACTTGCTGACTGAAGGCCGAACGCCCCTGCTGCTGGTTCTCCCGGTCGATCACGCGCACGTAGTCGCCCGGAGCCGCCATCTGCGGCATGCCCTTGCCGAGCGGCACGATCGCCTGAACGTTGCTGTAGACCGTGTTCTCCTCGCCCAGCGAGTGAACGATCTGAAGTTGGCAGTTCACGCCGATCAGGCGCTCGAGGTCAAAGCCCTTCAACTCCTCATCGGTGAACCGCTTTCCACGCCACGCTTCCAAGTGCTGGCGCAACAGCGCCTTCTTGTGCAGCGAGAGCGTGTAGGAGCTGGTGACCATGTGCTGCCGGCCGGTCTTCTCGTCCACGGCGTCGATGACCCAGCGCACCTGTACCTTGTGCTTCTCGCCCCAGGCTGTCTGCTGCATGCCCTTGTCTACCACGTCAATGCACACGGCCTGGTGTAGACCCTCGGGCGCGGGAGAGAACTCGCCGCGGGTGAAGGAGGCGATGATGGGGCTCACGCGGGCACCTCCAGTCCGAGCTTGCGGAACCCGTCCTTGATGGCGGCATCGAGACTCTGGAGCAACTCGACATGCTCCGGCTTTTTGGCGGCGTCCGTGCTGCGCTCCAGCTTGCGCATCAGCGTCCACAGCACGCCCACGATCGGCGTGGTGTGCGCGATGGCTTCGATGCGCGCCCATGCGGCACGCTCGGCGGCTTCGCGTGCCTTGCTCTCGGCGAGCACGGCGCGCTCCTCTTTGCTTCTTGCACTCATTGTCGTTCTCCGAACTAGGTTGCCCCGCCGCGACGTGCGGAGGGGTGTGTGGTGCTAGCGGCTGGAGTCGAACCAGCAGGCAGGGTTTCCCGAACTGATCTACAGTCAGCCCCCGCGCCGTACGGGACTACGCTAGCGGCTGTCACTTGACCTTCTCCAGCGCCCGCCGCACCACCTCGCCCCATGTGCAGCTCCACCGGGAGCGCAGGGCTTGCAGGCGGGCGATGGTCTTCGCGTCGAGGTAGATGTGGATGGGGCGTCCGCTCTCGGGGCGCTTCCTAGGGCTCATGTGGACATCCTGCGGCATGGCTATGGCTATGGCTACACTTTTCTCGGATTCCCCTTGCGTCCACCTTGAGCCCTGTGCGATGGTTCTACTGTCGGGCATGGGGCTCGACCTAATGGAGTGCAAGCCATGACTACCCCCCACGAGCGCCTGCTGACAGACATGGCGCGCGACCTCACCGCAGAACCGGACGCCGCGTGCCGGGACTGCAAGCAGCCTATCGCGTACCAGCTCGAGGACGACGACATGCCCAACACGCTCTGCGACTCCTGCCGGCGCGTGCGCGTCGCGGCGTTCTGGAGGAAGGTGGGGGTGCGATGAGCAAGTCCGACCGTCGCCTGCTGTGCCTGTTCCTCGTGTTCGCGTTCGTGATCAGCTTCGCCGCCGTGGCCGTGCGCGCCGCAGTGGAGCGCGCCCACCCGGCGCAGGAAACCAAGGAGACCAAGTGATTTTCGAGATCAAGCATCGCTGGAATGGATCCGTCCTGTTCTCGCTGGAGTGTGCAAGCCCCAAACTGTGCGTCGAGGCTGCGGTCTCGGCGAAGGCCGACCTGGGCTGGGCCGACCTGCGCTGGGCCATTGGCGACTTCGCCACACCGGAAGAATCCGACGCGATGCTCCGCGAGATCGCCAAGATCGTGCTCGAAAAACCAGAGCGGCTCGCAATGGGCGGATGGCACGGGCTGAAGTGGGACGCGACGCACACACCCGAAGAGGAGCGCTCGTGCGGCACGGCGCACTGCCTCGCCGGATGGGCGCAGGCGCTCTGCCCGCTGCCGCTCTTGCGCAGGATGGATCCGGTTCGCGCGGGGATCATGCTGATCCCGACGGCGGCGCATATGTTCTACAAGACCAATGAGGAAGCGCTGGAGTTTCTGAAGACCAAGAGGCGAGCAGCGAAGGAGGCCCCGTGAGCGAGTGGACAAAGGAACATAACGAGTGGATGACCGGCGCTGGCGTGATTTGCCTGACGTGCCAGCGCCACAAGGCGCCGCGCGGTAGATCGGTGCCGATGGAGATAGCCAACGGCATGTGCGACCACGAGTGCGCGGGGTACGCGCAACACCCCGTTCCCGGCGACCTTTGGCCTGGCGAGAAGCGCGAAGAATTTGGCTACCCGAAGGAGTGCCCGCTGTGCTCGGTGCCAATCGCGCGCGCCGTGGCCGCACTGGAAGCCTGCGCCGGCATGTCCGACCCGGCGCGGGAGATCGCGGAGTTGAAGGAGAAGGCGAAGCGGTACGACGATGGGTTGTCCGCCAAACGAGTAGACCCTCTGCTCGACGCTCTTGCGCGCGACGTTGCGCGCAGCGGCGACAAACGAGGAGAGCGAACGTGACCCACCCCAAGCCTCACCCCGGCACGCGAGGGACGCCCAAGCCGAGGGCGGCCGAGGCCAGAAACTTCGCCGCATTCGAGTTGTTTCTGACGCGAACCAAGCAATCCCGCATCTACCGCGAAGCGGCGAGGGCGCTGCGAAAACTGAAGGCTCCGTACGTCCCCGTCCCGCCCAAGGCAAGGAAGCGAAGGAGGAAGAAGTGAGCGAGTGGCTTGTGCCTATGAAGATCACGATTCGCGTTGACGTGACCGTTGATGCCGACTCGGAAGAGGAGGCTCGCGCCAAGGCCGACGCTCAGGACTACGACGACGATGACTTCGCGTGCGGCGAAACAGTTGACTGGCAAGTTGTCGGAACGCCGAAGGAGCAATAGCTCAATGAGAGTACGCTGCACGGGAGAGGGGTGCTCGTCATGGATCGAGTGACGCCCAAGCCGAAGGTGCCGAAGGCGGTAACGCATGCCATTCCTCGTTGGGCGCAGCTATGCGTCGATGCCGGCCACCACGTCACCGTGGCAGACGATCGCCCCGGCGACTGCTGCGAGGTGTTCTGCTCAGACTGCGGGCGTGGATCCAGCATCACCCCGATCGACCCCGCCCGTGCGCGGAAGGCCGGAAGGAAACGGAAGGCATGAAGCCCCCCGGACTCGGATTCGTTCTACGCGACGGCGCTATCGGCCTGCGCATGACCATGCCCGACCGCGCCACCGACAAGGTGTGGGAAGCCGTGCAGGCGGCAATCGACGCGGGAATGACGCCGCGCCAATTCAGGCTCGAAGCCGCCGCGGCGTGGGAGCACGAGTTGAATGAGCAGGGTAAGGCAGCCGCCAAAGAGCTGTCCCGCGATTGAAGGCCGGAAGGAAACGGAGAAGCAAGTGAGCCTAGAAACAGCCGTGAATTGGTACTCCGACGACGCGCTGTTGCCGCCTGATGTCGTGCGGAATGCTCTGGAAGACACACTCAAGCGTCTCCGCGTCCTGGAGTCCGCCGTGTCCGAGCTGCGCGCGGAGGAGGTCGCCGCGCGCGACAAGGAGATTGAACGGTTGCGAGCAGTTCTGCACCGACAGGACGGAGACCTCGCCATGATGCGCGACGAGCGGGACGACGCCCGTAGGCGCACCACCCACGCCCCCTCCGGCCACTGGACGCGGGAGCCGGTGCCGGAGAAGTGGCAGGTCAGGTACTTCTGGTGGCGACATTCTGATGGCGAGACCGAGCCCTACGCCGGCTTGTCGTACATCGGCGTGACTCTCGACCGCTGGTCCACCCCGATCCCGCTGCCGGGCGAGGAGCGGAGCGAGGTCTCGCCGCAAGCGAGGAGCGTAGAACAATGAGAGGCGGACAGACAAACAGCGCGATCATCGTTGCGAGGCTCCTTGATACCGAGGGCTTCTCGTCGCACGTCGCATCCCAGGTCAAGCGGTACGCGCTGAAGAACGCGCGCCGCGATCAGGTAAAGCGGTACCGCGAGGTCAAGGCCGAGTTCTCCGAGATCATGCAGAAGCTCACGAAAGGCGAGCGCATGATAGTCGGCGCGTACATCCGGATCCTGAAGGGGATGAGCTTCGATACGGCGCTCAAGATTGGACTGACGGCGCACGCTGTAGAGTGCGAGGAATTGAGGAACGCATGAAGACCACATCCGACATGTTCGAGGAGATCCTGTCCCGCGTTCACTCGCTGGAGTCCGCCGTGTCCGAGTTGCGCGCGGGGCGGGAGCCGACCGAGGAGATGAACTTGGACGCAGCAAACGGGCACGCGAAGGCGTACGCAGAAGGCTGGCGATGCGGGGCGTATATGCGTGATGCGACTCTCGCCCGCGCCCACGACGAGGCGATCGAGCAGGCGGCAGAGCGCATCGGCCACGCGCTGAGCGGACCAATCGACTACGACGACCACCGCTACATGGACGGCCTGGAGCGAGCGCGCGAGATCGTCCGCGCCCTGCGCCGAGGCGCGGCAGGCAAGGAACAGCCGGGGGCGACATCGGACGTGCTAAAGCCCGCAAGGGATACGGACGGAGCGTCCCCGGCTGCCCCACCCGCCACCACGCCGAGCGATGCGGAGATCCTTGAGCAGGCTCAGGTGATCCTGTCGCGCGAAAAGGGCGGCCTGTTCGTGGGTAAGTGGATGATGAGCGAGGTGGCACGCAAGCTCCGCGCCGCGCCCCCGCCCGCGCCGCAGTGGGATGCCTTCGACATGCACCCCGCGCCGCAGTGCGAGCGCGACACGGGCGAGAAGACCGCCGAGCAGCGGTGCAGCCGGGAAGCAGAGATCCTCGCCACGCGCAGCGAGGTCGATCCGAGCGACGCGCACACGGCTGATAGGTTGGCGCAGGTGCCGCGCGCCGTCGGGGCGGACGT